TGAATCGAGCGATAGCAGTATTGTCTCGAAGTGCGTAGCCAATGTCCCAAATAACATCAGCAAGTTTCGTGAATCCTGAAATCAAATCACCACGAACTGACTCAATCATCATGGTTTTCACCATCGTCCAAGCATTTCCCATATTGGTGATTGAAGCGCTGACGGTGTTCTCCATCGCGGCTGTTGCATTACTCATGAATCGTTCGACGTTCTCAGGCTTCATCTGCTCTTTGAACCATGCCCAAGAACCTTCAACGTCGGCTCCTGCAGTCAGCTTTTCAGGGTCGATAATACCGACAGCAGCACGCGAAGCATTCTGCGTGAACAATTGACTCAACAGACTTGCAAGTTCAGGCTCAGGAAGGCCTTTTGAGATGATCTTGTCGAACACACCCTTGAGTCCACCTTGAAGTGTCCCGTCCTTGTTGAAGAACAAATTCTTCATTGTTGCATCGTCGCCAAAGTATTTCTTGATAACGCCTTGCATAGGACCATCAGGGTCAAGAAGCTGTGACACCAAGCGGTCAAGACCACGACCAACATTTCCACCCTTGAGTCCAACCTCAGATGCCATGAAAATTGCGGCCATTGCATCTTCGAGTCCCGCACCTTCTGATGCACCTGAGAGCTTATTAAGGAGCGGTCCCATCATCTTGAACGACTCAAAGACGTCCTGAACTTCCATCGAAGATACGTTCGACGCAATCGCGACCATACCTGCGACTTGATCGAATGTATCAGTCTTACCTGATTTAATAAGAGCACGAGGGTCATACCCGAACTCCATCATGGCGTTCAAGGTGCCCTTGATCACGGTCTCAGGATCGGTCTGTGTGAAGGATGCCACACGAAGCAATGGTTTTAGTGCCTCTGCTGTCGCAGGACCTTGGTCTCGAAGGTCTGCACCAACTGCGGACGAGAAGTAGTAAAGTGCATCGGCAATTTGGCCTGTGTCAAACTGACGCACGCCTTTCCCTTGCTCGTAGGAAACTGCTCCTGTCGTTGGATCGACACGTCGTGTGCGTCCTGACTGAATACCGAAGATCAAGTCTTCAAGTGGGAGCATTGCCCCTGCACTTGATGCTGCACGATTGCTTGCCTGCGCATCGATATTCCCGTTGGCGTCTTTGACATTCCACATACCACCTGAAATACCCAAGCGAACCATCTGTTGCTCAAGTTTCTGATAGTCTGCGAGTCCCCGATACATACCTCCAAGCATGTTCTGCCCGAACATACGAACAAGTGAGCCTGACGCAAGCATAGACCAACCCGCGCTGAAAAACTCATTCAGTGCGACGTTGGCCTGACTCATCCCTGTCTTCGCTGATTTCCCGAAACCAAGGAAGGTTTTTCCTGTTGAATCAAGTGTTGCACGCATACTTGCGAACTTACCACCAATGCTTGATGATAGTGATCCTGCAAGCTGACTTGCCGACGAGAAGGCAGCATTAAGCTTTCCGCGCATATTCGCGGCAAACGCTGCCACGGCCATCGCTGCGGAACTGAGTCCTGTAATAAACTTGTGCACACCACTAGACATACGATCCCATGCTGCGCTATTCTGTGCGGCAACTGTCCGCAAATCTTGAAGTCGCTGATGATACGCTGCCTGTGCTTGTCCTGCCTGTTCGATGATTTGCGTATAACGCTGCGCTTCACGTCCAAGTCGATTAAAGTATTCATTGCCGCTTGTAGACTGTCTATCAAGCTCCTGAATCTTGCGTTGAATACTCTCGATCTGCTGCATACCTTTTGTTACGTCATCAAGCGCCTGCTGTCGAGTCGGTGCGTCTTTTGCACTGCTCGCGGCAGCGGTCTGCTTTTGGACGAACTGCTGCGCATCTTTCTCAGCCTTTGATAATTCATCTCGATAGCGTTGAACGTTACGCACATGCGCTGTCCACACATTTTGAAGCTGTTGCGTCTGTTTGAGTTGTGCGTTAAACTCTCCCAAGGATCGCGAAAGCCCACGCTGCACCGCGCTCTGTGCGCCTGCATCCGTGGTGTTCCAACTCTTATTCATGAGATCAATCGTACGTTTGTATGCCTGTTCGGTCTGCTCCATGCGGTTGAGCAAGGTATTTGACGAACCTGCAACACCTTGCTGTCGATCCTGCAATCGATACATTTTCGACATGGACGAGGAGAGACGTTTTACGGCTGCATCTTGTTGGGTGTACGCTGCCGCCTGTGCCTTAGCCGCATTCTTCGTTGCTGTAGCCGCAGCAGCAGCTTGTTGCTTTTGGCTCTTTGCTGCAGCATTGTACGCCGCAGTTTGTGCCTTGATTGCGTCATTAACGACTTTTTGTTGTGCTCGTGCTGCTTGCGTTGCAGCGTTTTGTTGCTGCTTCGCAACGTTTCCTGAGACGTTGGTACGACTTTGTGCTGAGAGTTTTTTGTTGACACTTGTGAGTGCCTTGTCGAGTGCCTTCACATCTGTGGTCATATTTTTGATGGATGTTTGTGCGCTCTTGAATGACTTTTCAATGCCTGTAAGCCCCTTAACATTGTTAAGCGACTTGACGGACTTTTCGAGTTTGTCGAAGGCTTGGGCTAACTTTTCAATTTCATCAAAGTCTGCCGTTGTTGTGATATTAATATTTAACTCTCGCGCCATCGTTGATACCTTTCAACTGCACAAAAAGGGTCAGGTTTGTCTTCCTGACCCCTTCGTGTTATCCTGTCTGCATACGTCGGGCGATACCTTCACGTTCCCCCTGCATGCACGCGAACAGCATTCTCATTTCGTAGTTCGGCTGATCGTCAATACCGCCTTTGCGCGGGAGTTGTGCGAACCCTGTCGGCCACACAATCGGCATCAACTTTTCTGCGCCTTTTTTGCTTTTGTCGGCTTTCTTAAAGATGACGAGATTGGTGGAACGGCAGTATAAATACAGTTCCCACATTTCTCGTAGTTGGGGATTTTGCGCTAGTCGTCGGGTTTGGGAGTGACCCATACCAAGGTTGACGGCTAGCTTGTAGATTCCCCCTCCGCATCTTTCACGTTCATGACGATTGGCATGTGCGTATTAAGCTGTGCGTCAACCCAAAATCCTGAGGATGCTTCGAGGTCACGGTATGCCTGTACACTGATCGGTACAGGAATTTCGTTCCCCTCTTCGTCCACGTCGGCAAGTGACCAATTGACCTTGACAAGATCAAAGAATTCTTCCATAAAGGCGCTTGCCTGTTCGAGGTCACGAGTACCATCTTCTCGTTGCTGTGGGAACAGGCGCATCAATCGACCCATTTCCCCACGTGTCAGTTCCTTTCGAAACACGACAAAATCGCCATCTTCCTCATAACGTTCTGTCGCCTCTCGATTAACTCGTTGTAGTTTGCTTCCCATGAAATAGAAACCTCCTAGTATATGATGCTCTGTACACAGGCGTGTACGAGTGGATGATGGAGCAGGTATCACCCTACCGCATACAACTCACGTTGTATGGTCGAGTGCCCTTCGGACACTCGATCCACCAAAGAAATTATGCGTATGCGGTAGCTGTTTCGAGGTCACTGAGTACAACAGTGACAAGCTTGCGCGTTACTTTGTCGAACGAAACTTGGAAGTCCACGTCTGCTTCAATCGTGTCGCCTGCCGTCATTGGCAAACCAATGGTGTTGACTTTGAGCTTCGGCCACGAGAAGGTAAGTTGGTGCTTCTTGGAGTTCGTTACGTCGATTGTTGCACCCGTAAAGGTTGCAACCAACGCAAAGTATGTGCTATTCTTGAGAAGGTCGTAAATGCTGTTGTCGTCATAGGCCATTGTTCCTGAGAGTGTGCAGCGAAGTCCACCTTCGTAGATTCGATACGCTGTGCGTTGACCGCGAAGCGTTTCCTGTCGCTCAAGGGTATTCGTGAACTCGAAGTCAAGGCTCTTGAAGAGGTTGTTTGGCGTTCCGTCAACGGTCACGCTCGCTCCTGAGAAGATGAACGGGTCCATGTCAGGTGCGTTTGTGAACGATGCAGGTTTTGAGGCAGGAGTTGATGGGAAATCAAGCCCCTGCGCACTTACACGCATTTCCACATCTTCGCCGTAACTTGCCGTAAATCCTACAGACTCGATCTTGACGCCATTGACGCGCTGAAAGAGAACACCTTGTCCGAGTGTTGGGTTGTCACTTCGCTCCATGGAGAAGGAAGGGAGAGAACCCGCGCTGCTGAATGTGTGGTTGTAGACGGTGGTAGACGGAGTTGCGAGTGCGTGCGCGACACTACCAAACAAACCTTGCAGAATAAGTCCTGTGGATGAGTGTGGATAGCATGCTGCAGTAAATGACACGTTTGGTCGGATAGGACCATCCATGTTTGTATATGCTGCACGGTCTCGGTTAATTTCCATAATTTCGATTGGTTCGTTTTCGATAGGAAAATCGACATCCTTGACAGGGAGGAAGACTGTTGGTGCTACTGCCGTACCTTCAGTTGTCTCCTTGGCGAATCCGAAATATCCTAGACTAGCTTGTGCCATAGATATTGTCCTTTACGAGAAAATTATAAACCATCACGTCGAACGCGAATGCGTACGAGAAATGATATGACTGCAATTCTGAGTGCTTGATCGGGCTTGATCGCCCACGTCCAATCAATGTCGCCAATTTTTGTATGAGCGACAAGGCCCTCCAAATCCTCATTGACTTGAAGTGTAAGGTAATTGCGAATTTGATCGACAAGTCTGACTAATCGACGTTCGCCAAATGCCTCAGTTGGTGCGGCTTCGAAATCCGCAGAAATATTGACAAGAACGTTTATTTGTATATTCACCCAACGACTCTCGTGTGCGCCAACGCGCTCACCATCGATAGCATGATCGAAGTCAGGTGCGACGGCAACTACAGCACTGAGTCGTTTGTTCTCACCCACAAAGGCACTTGGAAGATAATTGATAATATCGCCAAAGTAGGTTTGGGAAATTTCATGAGGAAATCGGTTTTGCAGTGCGTATCGAATACGGTCTACAATCTCTTCGATTTGTGATACGGATGAGTTATCCATTAGAATACCACCTTGCTGCCGATCCACTGCTCAACCATGCGTACAATCTTTTGTTGGTCCGCACCATTCATATCCCATAAGACACGTCGTGGTACAGCTTTGTGGCCTTTCAATGGGTTCGGTGAAATACCTGAGGTACTGTGCGTTGCACTGAACTGACTTCCGTCGTTCGCAAAACGCCATGATACTCTGTCTCGGGTAACAATACCCGCGCTATTTGCGCTTTGGAAGTAGCTTGCAAGTGCGCCTGTGTTACCGTGCATCGGACCATCGCCCTCTTTCCATTCGGAGTTTGCTGCCCAACCACCATAGATCGAACCATTTCCTGCAAAGTTTGCGTTCCAACGATTGATCATGTAGGCTTTTGATTGCTGCATAAGTTCTCGTCGATCTTCAAGCTGCTTTTGGATTGTTCGTAGACGTCTACTCGGACTCTTGGGAGTCATGGTGGCTTTAATGGTAAACATGTCATGCCCTCGCGAGTGTGGATCGAATAAATGGTGCGATGTATTCATTGATTTCATCTTTGAAATGCTTGATACCTGGCTCCTTTGAGTCGCCAGCGCCATAGATTTCAAAGTCTTGGTAGAGAAGCAAAGCCGTTTGAAGTAAGATAGCTTCTCGAATGGCCTCAGGTAACGTTACAGCAGTATATCCTGCCTCATACGTTACTTGATATTGGTATCCATTTATACTTACGTCTGATCGTAAGGTAAGGATGCCTAAATCTGCTTCAAGAACATAGGTATCTGCAGAAAGTAGCGTAAATAGATCGCGGTCAAACATACGATGGTTTAGCGACGTTACACTCACAACGGGACGAACATTCAGAAAGAGGTTCGGCCCCTTGACAAATCCTGTCTCAGTGTATATACTCTTAACAAGTGTCATGCCGACTTTGTTTCCGATAATATCCTCAGCACGGCGAATGAGCGACGCCAAGTCATTTGCTTGATCACCTAATGATTCGTAACGTGACTTCGTAAAGTCTTGCTGCGTAAGTAGTCTTGGTGTCGCCATAGAGCCTTACTCCTGCGTGTCGTCGTTCTTCTTGACAACCTTCTTGGATTTCTCGACATGCTCAACAATACGAAAGCCATGGTCCATCAACAGAGGAATCCAATGCGGTTTCTTTGTATCATCGACTTCGACAACTCCTGCGATACCATCATTCTTTACCACGATGTGACCGTCGTAAAAATGAATCACGTTGCCAGGATGCTGCATGCCTTCTTTTTGTCGTAGTGTTACAATCATGTTAGTTCACCACGGTATCAGGCGTCAGCGTGACTGCAGCAGCATCAGGAGCCGAGATTGCACGAAGCGATGAGTAGTTGGTATCCGTAACGCCTGCATCAGCATCCAACTTCGTCATCGCACCATTGTGATCTGCCTTGAGTTCTGTGACCTCAGTTACCAACACATTAACCTGTGTCTTGAGGCTATTGACGACGGCAGTCAGTTGAACGAGTGCAGCCGTTAGTTCTTTTTCACCACGAGTTTGTGATCGAATTTTTCTTGTAGCCATACGGCCCTCCCTACACGAGAATAGTGGTGGGAACAATGCGCTCCCACCGACTATTAGCAAACTTACACAATGACGTCAGATGCGCCGACAAGCTTCGCGTGGTATCGGGAAGGACCCTCAACGACGACAGCAAGATAGCTCTTGATGATGAAGTCAAGAGAGTCACGAACGTGCGCCATTTCCTCGTAGGTAGGCTGCTTGGAAATAGGAACAACAATATAGTTATTGTTGATTGCGAGAATGGTGTTACCAAAGTAACCACCGTGCGGATCGAAGACTTCGATGATAGGAACACCGTTCCAAGATCGAACCTTGAACCCACCGTCAACCTCTGCGGTATCGTATCGCATCTGTGGCTGTAGCAAGCTACTGACCTTGGATGCCATGCGTTGACTCATGATAAGGTGTGTGGTACCGCCACCTGCAGGAGTGCGGAGCAATTGGTCCATGTGCGCAAACGTCAAGTCGCCTGCGGTACCTGTACCGTTGTTATTACTATCGATGTACATGGTGTTGGTGATCTGCTTCGCGATACCGTCAAACTCGTCAGGATCAACAGCACTGTCGCCTGTAATGAGCTTGAGTTCGAGTCCACGAATAAGACCTTCAGATGCGTTCCGAACAGCAAGCTCAATCATGCTGCCAACAACAGTCTGAGAAGCAACCTGCAACTGTCCCGAAACCTCACCACGGATGTAGATGGATTTGAGCGGGAAGTCAGATGGTCCCCAATTTGCGCGTGTCGCGTCAGGAAGCGTTTCCAACTCAGAGCGGAAGCTTGGTGTTGGAAGCGAGGTCTGTGCACGATAGCTGTAGCTCATGCCATTCCAATCAATCTTTCGAAGAATGTTCCACAAAGGACTTCGATCTTCGAAGAATCGACGAATACCTTCACTATAAATCGTTGGTACGAGTGTACTTGTGTTTGTCGTTGAATATGGATCAGCAGCCTTCTGCGTGTCGAGTAGTCCCTGATCGAGAATTTGATCGTCCATATGATTCTCCTAGCTAAATAAGAATTAGCTCATGATTTTTCGAGCGGTGTCGCTGATGCCTGCCGCTTCAATCGCCGCTCGGATTGAATTACCTTTGGTCACTTTTTCGTGATACTTCGCAAGAGGACTATCATCCTTCGTGCTCTTATCTTTCGCAACGGAAATTGACTTGTCGTTTGGCTCTGACGCAACTTCCTCTACGCGAGACTTAAGCGCATTGAGTTCATCAACAAGCGGTTGTACAACATCAGTCTTCATCGCTTCGACTGCAGACAATACTGCCGCCTTGACAACTTCTTCCTGAACTGCTACAATATCGTCAATGGAAGGAACCTTCGCCGCCTCATCGAGCGCCGCCTGCTTCTGAACCATCAACTCATCGTACTTAAGCGTAAGAGCCTTATACACGTCGAGTACGTCTGCAATGCCCTTGGTGAATGTTTCTGGCATCACGACTTCGATAGTCGTGTGCTCTACCTTTTTATCGTCCATAAGATTCTCCTGTGTGTCGCCAAGCGACTTTTCAATAACTTCGAGAAAAGAGTACTGATATGCAGGCTCTTCAACGACACTAATCTCATCGAGAAGCATGCCTTTGAGGATGCGTACAAACTTGCTTTTCTCCGTATGCCATTCGCGAACATAATCGGTGATCTTTCCACCAATAGAAAGACCATGCTGAATTGGTTTGTTTGGAAGATCGCCGCGCTGAAGCTGCTTATACAACGTCATCGCGTTTGCGTTGTCTTGATCGAGTTCCGCCGTAACCCAAAGATTTTTCTCTGCGTCAAGCTCGGCATCGACAAGCCAACCAATCTTATTTTCCCATCCACCTTTATGAGAGGATCGGAGTGGTAGGTGTGATGTTTTCCCATTGCTGAGTGTCACACCTTTATGAATAGCGTTAAGCATTGCGTCAAGAGCAGACTCAGCCATAATCTCGTTATGAAGGTCGAGCTTTGTGCCACTTGCAATACCGCTGATAAAGATTCGTTGTTCGCCATCAATCTCCTGACTGTAGGCTTTCTGAATCGGTAACTCCATCGAGAAGTGTTGATTCTGCATGGGTGATTACTCCTTCGAGACTCTTGACAGCCTGATAAATCAAGCCCTTTCGTAGCGTCTCATCAGATACATTAAGTGCTTTATGGATTGTCAGAGCGGCATCGGATTCAACATCGTGCATGTGTGCATACGCTGAGAAAAGCGAACCGTCATGACCGAATTGTACGTATTCTGAAATATCTTGCATTGCTCGTGCAGCTTTCTCGGCTGCGGCTGTAGCAGGAACGCTGACGTTAATATCCTTGGGGATTTCACTGTCATCTTTGCGATCCGCAGGCGTAAGCGGTACAAGCTTATCCTCGTTTGTGCTTGGTAGTTGGAAATAGCGCTGCATCTGATCAAGAGGGATCGAACCTGTTGGCGTATTCAAGAAGTGAACGTCTCCACCTGAAACAGGAGGCTTGCCCAAATCTTCACGAACTTCGTTCGGACTAAAGACACCGAACGCCTCACCCTTTGTGTAGTATTCCATCAATTCAATACGATCAGAAAGGTCTGATTCACTGTGACGAATAATGGTTTTCTGTACGTCGAGTTTCTTGAGAATCAGTTGCTCATTGATAACGCCTTCGACAAGAACTTGCAGCGCACGAACAGATTCCGTACGAAATGTCTTATCTTGCTCTTTCGAGGTTGCTCTGTTCGAGCTATCGGTGATGCCAAGTTTCGTTGGCGGGACATCAAGCACAGCGAGGATTTCAGTCAAAACATACCGTCTTCCTTGAAGGAAGCCCATTTCATTCTGAGACGAAACCGCCTTATGGACTTGAATCTCCATATCACCTTCAAGAATAATTGGCGTGTGTGCGGCGTCGGGTCCCGTATAGTATTGTTCAAGCCACCGTTTGTTACGTGCAATGTCACTTGTGTTTGAGCTTTTGATTGAAATGATCGTACCCGTCATACCACTGTTCTTGAAGAATGCAGCATTGTAGCGTTGCGCGTACAGGTCTGTATTCACTGCCCATCGAAGAGACTCAAGAGGCGAAAGACCATACAACGAGTTTTTAGGATCAGAAATTTTAAAGTGAAGAATTTCGTCAGGCTTGAAAGTCACCGCATCGTCGCGTGCAACACTGTTTGGATTAATTTGATAATATCTCGTCACGTTTCCGTGGTCGTCCGCATCGATAAGAATGGTGGACGGATCGAGCCACTTCAACCGTGTTGGTCTATTTGTTCTATCAGGAACGATGTACAAATACGCATCACCGTAAATCTGAAGGTCTTTGTAAATCTTGTTAAGTTCACCCAAAAGGTTTGGCTGTATGTCAAAGAATGCTTGAAGTTTCTTCACTTCGGCAGCTTTGACCGCTGTGCGTCCGTCTCGGGAGATATATCTGAATGATGTGGAGACTGCTGCATTTGCACGCTTATCGATAGCGGCGCGTACAAACGAGTGTCGTGTATACATCAAATAATAGTCATTCCATGTATTACCTTTACCTGCTTGATTGCGCAGTCTGTACGACGCTGAGCTTGCATTATTCGACCAAGGAGAAAGACCTGTCCCTATCGAGCGATCTCTCAATTTGTCTGCGGCCTTCGCCTTTTGAATATCAAGATCGTTGCGCACTCTCTCAGGGAGAATGATTGACATAGGTAGCCTCCTTAGAAGGGGAAGGTGGATCGTCCACCGAGTGTGTAAATTTGTACAGGACGAGAATCTCCAACCTCAAGCGCAAGTGCCAAGGCCCAAAATCCATCATCGTGTGGCGATCCGTAATACTGTGGGGACCCTGCTTCTGTGGTCTTTCGCTGCATTCCTGCAATCTCTCCATGAAGCTGCTGTGCGCTTTCAAGGAGCCATACTTGCTTGTTCTCCATCAATGACTTGACTCTGTGCGCCATTTTCTCTTTCGACTGATTGTTGAAATGGATTGGCTCTAATGGAGCGCCAGGAGCGCGTTCGAGAATCAACGGATTGACTCCAAGTCCAAGTCCTGTGTTGTCGGCTCCAATCTTTGCAGGATTGAAGGCACGAATGAGGCGAGCAATGTGATCTGCCTGTGCAGGAAAGTCACCATAGTCTTTTTTGTTAAGAAACTCAGAATAACGATGTTTGTAAATACCGTGCTTGTCACGTTCGACAACCTGAATACTTGTCTTGTCGTCCTTGTCGCCACTCTGTCCGTAGTCGAGGCCCATATAGACATCGCCTTCGGCGTCACTTGGCGTCTTGAGCCATTCAACAAGTGCATCTTCTTTGTATTCGGTAACTCCATCAGATGCTCGGCCCACTGTGCCCTTAATACACGAACGTACAAGGTCCCAACTGATGAATGCACCTTCGTTTGTTGTGAAGGCTCCGCAGAATTCCTGCTGAAACATTGGCCAAGGATAGATTTCGTAGTAGAAAAGAAGACGTTCAGTTCCGTACTGCTCAACAAGATCACGCATGTAGTTCATGTTCTTCTTGTAGACATTGTGCCACAAGTCCTGAACCTCATCAAACTTCCCTGCCTTGACGAATCGCTTGACGTCAAGCCAAATGAATTCGTGTCGGGAGAAGATCGAGAAGGCTTGCTTGCCCTCGGGATCAGGGACATTGTTGTAGATTTTGTCGAAGTAGTTTCCTTTACCATTTGGAGTTGAGATAATGTCAAGTTCGAGGTCGCCATTGATGATAGCAGGTGCCGCTGCTTTGAACAGTTCCTCATCCTTTCCACGTGGGAAGTAGTGAGCAAACTCGTCAAACACAAGGTCTTTGCGACCACCACGTACCGCTCCACTTGACGCAATCGATTCAACGACGCTCTGCTTCGATCCATTGTGGAAGCCAATTGAAAGTGCGTTGTCGATTGCAAGGGGGATTTTATATCGTTCAGGAAGAGTGTCATGCAAGTTTCGAATATAGCGAATCTTGTCCACACTTTCTCTGAGGTTGATCGAAACAATTTGGCATTTGTATCCTGGCGTTGAATACGCCTTGAAGTACTTTGCCATAGAAACAACGAGGGAGGCTCCTGCCTGTCTCGTTTTGTTCGTCACTTTGAATGTGGAGTTATCTAAGAGATAATCAATTTGAAACTTTTCGAGGACAAGTGGTTTACCGTCAAACTCTGTCAGAATCTCAAAGAACCAAGTAGGAAATGTAAGGGCGAGGTCTTCGAGCACTTGTGCCCGTTCCTCATCATCACGAATCCCGTTCAGATATATCTTTGAATCGATCCAACGCGGGCTTGGATGTCGGGTCAACCATTCCTCCGTTGTTACCATACTTGTGATCCAATTCTATGCGCTTGCGTCGCATTTCTTCGTGATCCTTAATACCCATTCGGTACTCTGCGATCAACGCGGCAACGTCTCGGGAAATAATTCCATCGTCTGTCGCCCACGATACAACGCTACTAATATAGATACTCAGTTGTCGAAGAAGCAGGTCCATTTGGAGCATACCATCAAAGTCAACGTCGCCCTGCATCGATTTCTCAAGATACTCTCGAACGTCTGCAGGGAGGATAGGCTTCACGCGCTCATACATCTTCTCCGCTGACTCAATTGCAGGTGGTTTCTTTGGTGGGCGTCCTGGCCCACGTTTCTCAGGAAAAACAGGGGTGTTTGTTCTTGCAGTCATTTAGCGTCTCCTCTTGAGGCGCTGAAACGTCTCAACATCTTCGTCATCAAACATATCGTCAAGTTCGTCTAAATCATCAATATGCTCAACACGATTCAATGTCTCTCGTGTTTCTCTCCGCTTCTTATGCGAAGGGGATTCTAACTCACGGACACGATCCTCATGTGGCTTTGTCTTGTCTTTACCCATCAGTTAAACGAATTCACTCGGAATCGACGTGTTTCGGTTACTTGCTCGTTATCGTCATCAAAGAGCGCAGTAACATACAACACGTAATTCCCCGACTGTACAAGAAATTCTCCTGGCACTGTGACCGTGAGAATAGCTCCTACATTCATCGTGGACGCTTCAACTTGCATGGGAAGGATCGATACACCAACGCCGCCTATTTCAATGAAGTCCGTTGTGGAATCACTGCGTAACCGCACGTACGCTGCAGACACATCGGCAGGTGCTCCCTGCTGTTGCATGTTTGGCGCTCCTTGCGGAAGCTTTCGTGCTTCGTAGACGACCTGAAATGTATCGCCTGAAAGAATAGTGGGTTTGGTTCTCTCGTTTAATTGAGGGTGTCGCGCAAGGAGAAACTTTGGTGCAACGTACATGCGTATCTCCTTTGTTGCATTCATCAGTGGTGCATCACCACTTGGCGGATAGCACAGGATTCGAACCTGCGGAACCTTCTACAGGTTCATCGATTTAGCAAATCGAGGCATTAAACCACTCTGCCAACTATCCATCAATAAAGTAAACGAATGAGACTTTATATCGGATTCATGATTCTAGGTACATTATGGACAAATACTTCTTTTATGAAGCAAGTTGTACGATTACATTGCACAGGCCGTAAATTGTGCACATAATCAGGAGTCCTAAGACGCCGCATCCTATCACCTTTGCGAAGTAGTGGTAAAAGCAACACAACTGCTTGCCTGTACCAACGACACAAGCACCCACGGCAAGACCGAGAAAACCTGCTGCAAAGAACAATATCTGCCTCATGTTGCCCATCCGTATCCAAGCTTTGCAAGCTCAATCGATCCAACAACCGCAAAGAATGCGATAGCAATAACGGTGAGCATGCCCATCCACACGAAGAAAGCAACGAGGACTTTCTCAACATACGTCGCGTTGTCAGGAGCCAACCACACTGTCATCCATACTGCAGGTATCAGTACAAGGACGATTGGTAGTAACATGACCATTATAGTTCATCCTCCCATGCTGCAAAATCATCCTCATCAAACATGTCTGCATCAAGTTCGTCACGGTGAGCAACAACCGCTTCGTCCGTTCCAACCTTCGTGTCGGAATCTGCGAGTAAGTCCTCAACCCACTGCTTGTGATCGGCCCACCGCTGTGCTTCTTT